TTCCACCCACTTGGGGACTTTGTTCGCCTTGGTTAAAGTAACGTCATATACCTTGGCGTACGCTTCCTTATAGCTTCCTAACTTGCCCTTGATGATCTCATCAACAAATTGCTTCTGTTTAATAGTTAATGGTGTCTCTTTCGATACCAGTTTTAGATTGGGTTTTTCTTTGTCATTCATGATCTAAATGTTACGCCTTTTATAAAGCTTTGGTAATGCTCACATAGTGCTAGCGAATACTATGGACTGGTTAATATTTAGCATGATGTTTGCAATGATGTTCTTTTTAGTATTTAATGACTTAACTAACACGAACAAGGGGATTGCCTATTTGACATATTTTAACGACTACCAAGAAGCAGTATCACATTATTAATATACGAACTTGGTTGATGGTCTCTAGATTTACCATCGATGATAACAAGAAGCATTAAAACAAAAAGCGTACCAGTAGAAGTGCTACAAGACCTCGATATAGGTTGAAACAAAAGCATGGATGCGGAAACGATAACTTCCAGTTGCGACTCTCCAAAGTCCCTGAATTAACAGGCTGAATGAGAATCCTATTATGGGGTTCAAGAAACTTAATCTATGGAGGATTATTATGAGAATTAAAATATTAAAAGGTCACGATGTGACTACACAAAGAAGTCATGGATATGATGAAATATTTGTTACTAATGTGAAAGGAATGGAATGGTGTGAGAATAAAAATAACTTGCCTGAATATGAGTTATTTTGCCATGCTCCTTGCGGTAGTAATTTGATTATCTTGAAACCAATTGAAGAATCTAATGATGGTACTTTTTATCATGCTAGCGGAAACTTTGGTTGTGCTACTGATTCAAGATTTAGCCAAGCGATTAAAGAATTGGTTGGATATGATTTTTATGGAGCGGTATCTATCCATGACCAAATGAGCGGATATTAAACCAACTGATGATTAGCTGAAATGCTATGAAAACATCCCAATGATTGGGGTGTTATTGGTGCTATCAATCGATAGCAAATAACTAAAACTTAAATACTTGGAGGTATTAATTATGTTTAAACCAAGCGAAGCGAAATTGTCATGTCTATCTGTTTTGAAGGGGAATAATATTCCTTTCCTAATTGGTGGAACTGGCGTTGGAAAGAGTGCAATTGTTAAAGAGATTGCGGAGGTATTGGCGGATGGTAAAAAGCTTACTGATTCTGTGAACCCTAAAGAAACTGAATATGGATTTATTTCTTTTAGATTAGGTTTAGTTGAATCCATTGATCTAGGCGGATTACCTTATATAGAGGATGGGACTCAGAAAAAAGCGTTCTTAGGCAACTTGCCTAGAAGCGGTGAAGGGGTCTTTTTCTTAGATGAATTTGCCCAAGCCCATGGAAGCGTTCAAGCAACGATAGGTCAATTATTAGACCCTAAAGGCGAGAATGAAGAGCGAAGAATTGGAGATTATGTTTTTCCAAATGGTTGGAAAATTGTCTTAGCAGGCAATAGACATACAGATAGAAGTGGAGCGAATAAAATCCTTAGACATTGCCAAGATAGAACTACCGCAATTCAGTTTACTCACGATGTGGATGACTGGTTGGCGTGGGCTGATGTCAATGACATTGATATGAATGTACAGGGATTGATTCGTTATATGCCACAACTTTTATGGTCTTTTGACCCTAAGAGTAATGACCCACAACCAAGCCCAAGATCATGGACTAGGTTAAGCGATACGTTAAAGACTGACCCACCTAAATCAATTAAACAAAAATTGTTTGAAGGTGATGTTGGGCAGGAATGTTCGATTGAATTAATGAACTTTATATCGTTGAGAAATGACGTACCCAACCTAGGCAAAATATGTAAGGGAGAGGACGTTGCTTTAGTTGATGATGCAGGGCTTTGTTATGCAACGACTATTGCTTTAGTGGAAGTCATTGGAAAGGCTAAAGATGATGATGTATATGAATGGTTTGATAATGCACTTGCTTATATCAAGCGTTTATCTACTGTTGAATTTTCTATCTTTTTTGTTAGAAAACTAACTTCACTAAGAAGTGAATTAAAAGATACAGGTTCATATTCAAAATTTAAGGTTGATAACTTAGATTTAGAACTTTAGTAGGATTGGCGGAAATTGGCGGAAAGGAGTATTTACTAGTAAATATTCTTTTTCCGCTTCTGTCTTGGGATGTGTATCCCAACTGAAGAGATCAAAAGATCGAAACAGAAATTTATATCAATTACTTGGAGGTAATAATTATGAATAATAAAAATGTAAGTACCCTGTCTGAAAATGCAACGCTAGTTCGCTTAAATACTAAGCACCCTAGTGGAGTTAAAACAGATAAGAGACTTAAAGAGGATTTGGCAGTAGATCAAGAAGCTGATTATGATTCTTTGCACGTTGCAAAGTACATTTTTGGCAAGGAGACTAATAAGTATTTTAGAAGGATTATTAATCAATTTAGAAACAGCGTTTACTACCCTTTAACAGTTCCTTGGGATGATAATACAAGTGATTTTGAAGGGAAGGTTTTGAGCGGTTGGAGATTATGCCCTAATAAAGAACTTGACCGCCTTATGGATAGCGTTGACGAAGCTAAGATTCAGTTTGAAAGGGAGGTTAAAAGCTTCTTAGATAACTATGAGAATCTAATAGAGTCTAACAAGTCAAAACTTGGAAATGCTTTTAGCATATATGATTACCCTAGCAAGGATTTAATCGCGACTAAGTTTAGATTCGATTTTGAATTGAATACAGTTCCTACTGTATCGACTGGTGATGTTAGATTGAATGTATCTGATAAGTTGAAAGCCAAGATTGAAAAAGATGCTATTAAAAGGGCTAACAAGAATATTGAAACGATTGCTAGAACTACAGTAGAAGCGTTACTTGATTCTGTTGGACATTTAGTTGAAAAGCTAAAAGGTTATGACCCAAAGAACAAGCAAGGCGGATTTTTCAAGGATTCAAGCTTCGATAAGATTAGAGAATTTTTGGCAACTTTGCCTAGTATTAATTCTGATATCTTAGGCAATGACCCCTTGATAGCTAACGCTCATCAAAAGCTTGTTAGCGTATTCGCTAAACTTAATGATATTGATTCTCTTAGAGATGAATCAACAGATGGAGCAAATAAGCGTAAGAAGGTGGCGGATGAATTAGAGGAATCTATTGACGAACTGAAGGGAGGTTTCTTGGATAATATGTTTAAGAAGTAAACCTCGCGACTAACTAGGGAAAAGATATATAACTGGTAAATATTTTTTCCCCACTAGCCGTAGGTTTTTCTGTATCAAGATGTGTATCTTGGCTGATGATTGCAAAAGCATGAAACAGAAACAAATTAATACTTGGAGGTATTATGAATAGTGAAGAGAGAATTATAAAAGCAAGGGCTAAATTGATGAAAGGCAATATTGGAATGGCTTCAATGCTTCTAAGTCTTACATTGATTGAAGCAAATGAAAGGTGCGACACAATGGCAACAGATGGTGTAAATATCTATTGGAATGATGAATTTGTTAAAACATTAACAGACAAAGAAATTCAAGCGGTATTAGTTCACGAAGCTAGCCATGTTATTTGGGAACACCCTCTTAGAATAGGAAAAAGAAATCATGCAATTTGGAATGTGGCAACGGATTACGTTATCAATTCTTGGATTGCATATGATCTTTATATGGAACTACCCAAAGACGGATTATTGGATAGAAAATATAGAGGGCAATCCGCAGAGCAAGTTTACAGAACTTTAACTAACGATGATGAAGCCCTACAAGATGCCATAGATGAAATGAAATCTAAATCAGATGATTCTGATTCTGATGAATCTGAGAGTGGCGAAGGCGAAGGCGAAGGCGATGCTGAAAACGAAGGCGAAGGCGTAGGAAAAGGGAGTGGAAAATCTTTAACTGAAGAACTTGAGAACATGAAACCATCAAGCGGTGGTGTCTCAATGCCTAAAGATGAAGAGGGCAACGACCTATCAGAGAGTGCTTTATCAGAAATAAAAGATAACATTCAAAGAACTATATCTATGGCTGATAAGCTTGAAGGGGTTTCCGATAGTGGAAATTCAATCATGGGTGGTGCTGTACAGACGATGAATGAATCTTATGTTGATTGGGTTGATGTGATGAAGGACTTATTAACAAGTGCAATAAGTAACAATCCTACTTGGAGTAGGTTAAACAAAAGACATTCTTGGAGGGGTGTTAATTTACCAAGCAAAGACAAAGAACCGCAGGGCGGTGAAATTGTGGTTGCTATAGATACTTCAGGTTCTGTATCTCAAGAAGAGTTGAATATATTTGCTACTGAAACGCAGAGTTTGTGTGCAGAGTGCGGTATCAATAAAATTAGAGTTACCTATTGCGATACATCCGTTATAAGAAACCCTACAACTGGTGAATGGTGGGATGAGTTTGACTTAGATAATGAAGAGTTGGAATTCAACCTTAGAGGTGGTGGCGGTACTAGGTTTGAGCCACCTTTCAATTTGTTTAACCATGAAACGGATGATACTGACGATGTTATAGCGTTCATTTATTTTACTGATGGTTATTGCGATGTTAGAGCGGAAGTTGAGCCTAGCGTACCAGTCATATGGGCGTTAAGCACAAACGAAAGTTATATGCGAGATTACTATGATTATCCTTTTGGGGAAAAAGTACATATCAACATGGAGAACTTGTAGAACTTAAACGAAGCGGAAAGAATATAGACTAGTAAATATTTCTTTCCGCAAGCGTTTTTCTGTATTGGGAATGAACCCAACTGAAGAGCATCCTTTTTTAGGGATATGCGAAACAGAAATCAAGCCCTTGGAGGGGTATTTATTATGCAAAATAATAATAAAAAAGAGCGTTCTTATATAACAGTACCAGTTTCTTTAGAGACTAAAGAATTGGTAGGTGCTATGAAGAGCAAATATGGTATCGATGAAAGTCAACAGATTTCATGGGTCTTAGCAGAGCATTTAAAGTCTGAATCTGACCTTGAAAAATTGGTTGTCCAAAATCTTTTGGCAGAACATGAAAGCAAAGGAAACCTTTTGCGAGATATGGCTAAGAATCTTGGGTTACTGGTTGTTGATGAATCCATCGATGTAGAAGTAATGCCATTAATAAATACTAATGTAGTGGATGTATTTTCTAAGAAGAAATCTACAGAAGTTAGTAAGACTAAAAACATAATTAACAAATGTTTAGAGTCTAACGCTGAAGTCAAAACGACAATGAAAGCTAAATTTGAAGCTATCGCTGATACTCAAGTGGTTGATGCGGAAGTTGGTCAAATTGATTGGTCAAGTTATGGCGGAAAAAGATATGACGATTTAGATTTAATTGGAATGTCTTTAAAAAATGCAAGCGTGTTATCAGAACATAATTTGTATGGCGGTTTTATGAATGGGTACTTTGCAACTTTACATTCCCAAGCCTTGGCATTGTGGCAAGATCAAGAAAAGCAATTGTCTCTAAGACAAATTGCTAGACTACAGCCACATATTGACCAAGCGAATGGAACGTCTAAGGT